ACCACTCTCGACTACAAAAAGCTCGAGAGGCGAGTCGAAAACGAAGGGCTATCGTTTCTAACGATTACCCTTCCGCGCTTCGGACGAGACTTCGAGAGAAGTCTTGAAGTTGGCGCGATAGATCGACAGTCTTTCCAAGGTTTTGCATGGAAAGATGGTCTCCCCCTATTTCTAGGAGGTTTCCTCGATCGCGTTTTCGATTCTGTAAGTGGAGTGCTGCTTGACGAACCCTGCAAAGATTCCATCTTCGCGATACGTCAGCTTTCGCTGATGTTCAAGAAGATCGAGTTCCCAGTCTCTGAAGACAAGGTAACTCGCGCTTTGCTTGGGTACGTTCAAGTAGAAGAGGAAGTCGAAGCAGCCGACAAGGTACTTACTCAAGAACTCAAGGATGAGTTCATGAGGGTCGGTGCTCTTCTCTTCGAAGATGTGTTTTCCGAACTAGACCGTGAGGTCTGGGAAGGGACACTTCTTCCGAAGCATGGTCCTGGGTCAACTGCTGATGGTCTTCTCGGAAACGAGAAGTACTACCAGACACAGTGGACTCAGCGTTTGGAGCGCGTATTTCCATTCCTGGAGAACGTCGTCCCATCCGCCCGGTATCACCGGGAACTCGACCATGTCGCCTTCCTGGAGCCTGAGGACGAAACACCCGTGAGGGTTATAACCGTCCCCAAGACGCTGGAAGCTCCAAGGATCATAGCTATCGAGCCAACCTGCATGCAGTTCATGCAGCAGGCCATTGCCGATAGTCTGATCCAGAAACTCGAAAGCCGACGTCTCGCTGTTTACACACGAGATAATGCGGCTTACGGTTTCGTCGGATTCTCCGACCAGAACCCAAACAGGGAAATGGCCAGGATTGGGAGTCGTGACAAGACTCTCGCGACACTCGACATGAGTGAAGCATCCGATAGGGTTTCCAATCTGCATGTAGAGCTCCTTACTCGTAGGTGGCCTGCTTTATTGCAGGCTGTCTAGGTGGTGAGGAGCTCAAAGGCAGATGTGCCGACGCAGGGG